GTATCAGCGTCTATGAACCAAATCAAGCGACAGATGGGCGAGAGTTCGCAATCTTTCTTAAAATGGGTTAACGATAACGCCAACGCTATGAATATGGGGGTGGGTGAGGCTACCAACTACGGTGCAGTCTACTCAAACCTATTTTCTGGATTTATCAAAGATACCAACAAGTTAAGCGCCTATACTGCTAAGATGTTGCAGACATCGGCAGTTGTTGCTGAAGGATCAGGGCGTAGCATTACAGACGTTATGGAGCGTATTCGCTCTGGTTTGCTAGGTAACACCGAAGCAATTGAAGACTTAGGAATCAACGTCAATGTGGCTATGATTGAGTCTACTGAAGCTTTTAAGAAGTTCGCAAACGGACAAAGCTGGCAACAGTTGGATTATCAAACCCAGCAACAAATCCGCCTTATGGCTATCCTAGAGCAAGCTACAGCCAAGTATGGAGATACCTTATCCAACTCAGTCAATGGTAGTATCAGCTTGTTTAAGTCGTTGATGAAAGATAGTGCATTGAATCTGGGTAATGCCATGTTACCGATTATCAATGCGATTATGCCTGTCTTGAACTCTTTTGCTATGGTATTGAAGAACGTTACGGCTAAACTCGCTGAGTTTATCGCTTTGATGTTTAACAAGAAAGCAACAGTAAAAGACGGAGTTGGTGGAGCAGTTGGAGACATGGGTAATGCCATGAAAGACGCTGCAGGCGGAGCAGGAGATCTTGCTGATGCAGTGGACGACGCTGGAGATTCAGCAGGAGGACTTGCTGATAACCTTGGAGACTCGGCCAAAAACGCTAAGAAAGCTGCTAAAGAATTGCTTGGTCTGATGGGATTTGATGAAATTAACATTTTACAAAAACCAAAAGATGACGACGCAGGCGGTTCTGGAGGCGGTGGCGGAGGTAAAGGTGGTAAAGGAAAGGGAGGCGGTGGCGGACCTTTCAAAGACATCTTGCCAGAAGTCGAGTTGACCGACATGGACAACCAGTTCAAGAGCATTTTTGATGGTCTTGGAGATAAGTTAAAAGGGTTGTTTGACTACCTAAAAAAACTTTGGGACTTATTTAAAAAAGGTTTCTCTCTATCATTTAGATGGGATAGTATTGAAAGATTAAAGAATGCACTACAAGGCATCTGGAAATCTATTAAAGATATCTTTGAAGATGGTACGGTTTTACAAGCAGCAGCAAGGTTTGGAGAAAAACTAGCTTTTGCTTTGGGACAAACAACAGGCGCTCTCGCTAACGTAATCATGGGTATTGCCGTCTTTATCGCTGAAAGTCTGAATAAATCACTTAATGAAACGAAGCTAGATATCAAAGCATGGTTAATCCGTATGTTTGATATCGGTGGGGAAATCGTTGAAAGCGTCGGAAATATTGCCCAGAGTATCGGACAAATCTTCTATGATTCAATTACAAGTGAACCTGCTACAAATATGGGCGCAGGGTTAATCAGCGCCTTTACATACGCTTTTATGGGCGTGCAAGAAGTCACCGCTAAATACACAAGAGATATTATCGGTGCTATTGAAGAGACTATCACCGAAAATCAGGCTGGCATAACAGAAATGTTTACGGGTCTTTTTAAAGCTGTAGAGCCTATTGCTCAAGCTTTATCAAGCTCTATGAAGAAGCTTTTTGAAAGTGTTAATCAAGTATATGATGAGCATATAAAACCTTTGTTTGAATCAAGTTCTGCCTTGATGTCAGATGTAGTTGGTGCTTTTGTTAATGGGTGGAATGATAATATTCAACCTGTTCTTGAAAAGATAGGACACGGTTTCGCCGATACAATCAAAAACCATATTGAACCAGCTTTAGAAAAAATAGGTGGCATGATTGGAAGTTTTGCCGACTTTTCTAAAGCGATAAATGAAGTTTTCGGCCCAGTCATTTCCTTTATTGTAGAAAAGTTAACGGTTGTGCTAGCCCCTGCAATTGAATACATAGGAGAAGTTTGGCGTGTTTTATTTAACACTATCTCTGATGTGATTGGTGGTATTGCTGATATCATCAAAGGGGTATTTGATGTACTTACAGGACTTTTAACTGGAGATGGCGAAAAAATCAAAGAAGGATTTTTGAGTATATTTGGCGGATTAAAAGATATAGTAGTTAGCGTCTTTAGTGGCATTATTGATCTTGTATCTGGTGTATTGAAACTTCTTTGGGACGTTGTTGTCGCAATATTCAAAAGCATTTGGGACGCAATTGTAGCTATCTTTTCTGGTATCGGGTCTTGGTTTGGAGAAAAGTTCCAGGGTGCATGGGACGCTATCGTTAACATCTTCAGTAATCTAGGTTCATGGTTTGGTGATAGATGGGCGGATGTGACAAATGCGTTAGCAGAGATTGGCTCATGGCTGGGAGAAAAATTTCAAGAGGGCTGGGACGCTATTGGAAATATATTTGGAAACTTAGGCTCTTGGTTTGGAGAAAAATGGACTGATGTTACCAATGCTCTTTCAGATGCAAATACTTGGTTAGGTGATAAATTCAAGCAAGGCTGGGATGCAATAAGCAATACATTTAGCAAGTTGGGTTCATGGTTCGGTGACCGTTGGAACGAATCTAAAGACGCGCTTGCCGAAGCAAACACTTGGCTTGGCGATAAGTTCCAATCTGGTAGGGATAAAGTGAACTCAGCTTTTGAAAAAGTTGGTTCATGGTTCGGTGATAGATGGAACGATATCAAAGATGGAGTAAAAGAAGCTGATACATGGTTTGGAGAGAAATTTGAGAGTGCAAAGGAAAAAGCTCAGAATCCTTTCCAATCAATCGGTTCATGGTTTGGCGACCGTTGGAACGACATACAAAGCGCCTTGAAAGAAATCCCAAACTGGTTCAAGAATTTGTTTAATGATGCTATGGATAACGCAAAAAGCGCAGTACAATCAGGTGTTGATGCGCTTAAGAGTATTTTTGATTTCGAGTGGCACTTACCAAAACTTGAGTTGCCTCACATTAATATAACTGGCGGTTTTAGTTTGAATCCACCTAGTTTTCCTAGCTTTGATGTTTCTTGGTATGCACGAGGTGGTGTTTTCAACTCACCTAGCATTATCGGGGTCGGAGAAGCTGGTCAAGAAGCGGTAATGCCTCTTGAACGGAATACAGGTTGGATTTCTATCTTGGCTCAAAAATTGGCTGAAAGAATGCCTGCTAACAATGTACCTACAGGTTATTCATTACCGGCTGGCGACATCGTTATCCAAATCGCAGGCCACGAGTTCGGACGGGTAGCAATCCAAGAAATCAACAAGGAACACGAAC